CGGATGCGTATTTTTCTGAAGCCGTCGGAGACCGGCTCTTTTGTAGTCAGCAGTAGTAGCAATCTGTTGGCGTGGGTTTATTCTTTCGTTAAGGTACGTACCATATCATCCCTTTAACCAAGTCCAGAGTCGATGCCTTGCACGCTGGATAGTGACCGTCTGCATAGACGAAAAACTAAAAGATGAGTACGATAACGCGAAATAACAACCGTCAGGCCAGGAGGAAGGTCTTACGAGGAGGCACTCGCCGCAATGGGAGAAAGCCTAGAGTAGTCAGAGAAGTGATTGTTCCGCTTCCCAGACGAGTTCGAAGGAACACAGTGAGGAACAAAGGATCAAGTGTGATGAGGGATAATGTGATGAGTACATTGGGAACACTTGCGGGACATGGGATTCTGCAGGTTGTGAAGGCCATTACAGGTTTTGGAGATTATAGAATTCAAGGGAATTCGCTGTTGGAAGGATCACTGCCACCAGTAATAAATACAAGCGGAATGAATGGTTTCATTGTCCGCCATCGTGAATACATTGGAGATATCACGGCAACTACTAATTTTACTCCCATTACCTACCCCATAAATCCAGGCATGATAACCACTTTTCCTTGGTTATCACAAATAGCGGACAGTTTTGAGCAGTACACCCTTAGAGGATTAATATTCGAGTACAAAACAATGTCATCTGATGCTTTGCTATCGGCAGGCACAGGTACGGCGCTGGGAACAGTCATTATGGCGACCCAGTATAATGCCTTAAATCCACCGTTTGTGGATAAAAGGACCATGGAAAATTATGAGTTCGCAAATTCGTCAAAGCCTAGCCTCACATTTTATCATCCTGTTGAATGTTTGAGGCGATTGACGACAGTTTCAGAGCTTTATGTTAGAACAGGAGTTCCGCCCACAGGCTCAGACATACGTTTGTATGATCTAGGAGAGTTTACGATCGCAACACAAGGAATGCAGGTCGCTACAGGTGTAATTGGAGAACTATGGTGTACATTTGAAGTAGAGTTTTTCAAACCTAAATTAATACAATCCGAAGGATTAGAAATAGGCACAGATTTTTATTTAATAAGTGCACCTTCAGGAACAGTTCCCTTGGGCACCCCAACACCAGGTGCTAATAACTCATTGGGGACAACAATTACCATTGGATCTTCCACCAATGTGGTAACTTTTCCATTGGCTGACACATCGACGACGTATTTAGTAGTATATGTAGTAACAGGCACTTCGGTGACTGTAGTCCCGCCGATAGTGAATCATGGAAATTGTACAGCATTGCTGATATGGGAGAACAATGTGGCTAGTTTAGTTCAGACCCCGTCAGGTACGGTCACTACAGCATTTTTCCGGATAGAAGCTATTCAGCCATTATCAGCCAATTTACAGGCACAGTTGATATATCAGACAGCAGGTACCATACCCAGCGCAGGAGTTGGCAATTATATTATAACCCAAACCAATACTGTCGCGATAGATCAGTTGTTTGGTCGCCTGAGAAAATACGGCATTAATATGGAGGAGCAAGCTCCGTTATATAATTTTAAAACAAGGCCAATTGACCTCGAAGAAGGAAAGCTAGAACCATTTCATGCGGAGAAGTGGATAACACAACAATATGAGGACTTTGAGGCAATTGAGGAAGATCAAAATCATCGGGAATTCGATGAGGAGGAAGAATTCAATAATCAAGACGATGAATATCGCCAGTTGTTGAGACGATTAAGGGAGATCGAAATTGCCAAGCGCAATGATTTTTAAGAAAACAACTGCCCTCTCAGTGATGCTCGGGGTATTGAATGACATCCGAGTTGGTACACCCCAACTTGTGCATGGAGGGACCATGCAACATCATGAAACCAGAAGTTTTTGCGAGACTTTTGAAAAGTAAGTGCGTTGTGGATTGATGAATTGCTGCATGAGATGTTCTCATAGCGAAGAACATACCTGTAGTAAGGTTGGTTGAAATAGTGCGATTACGACATTTCAATTAGCCGACTGTCCTGAATTATAAAGGGACTGGGATTGAGTACCAAGACACAAAGGTTCGGAGTAGATGCGTTGCACGCCGAATACGTTAGTTTGTTGAGGGAAAATACCCCTTAGGCAAATAGGCCTTAACACATAGCACGAAGTGCAAGGTGTTGAACTGTAGGTGAGGAGAAACCTTGAACTTACTCTTGA